CTGAACTACCTTGGGTTAAGCGTTGTGTAAACATCAACCCCCACTGGTGGAATGAAGCTACTCCCAATGTCCGTCAAGCTCTTCTACAGGGCATTAAACAAGGTGACATTTGGCTGAACAAAACCAAGGTTGATGCTTACGGTAAGCGCATCCGTGGTAATGTTTGTCTTGAGGTTTACCTGCCTAGTCGTGGTACTTGCCTGCTTCAACACGTTAACCTTGGAGCTTGTGAGTACGAAGATCTTGGACCCGCCTTTGTCCAAGGTATGTCACAGCTGTGTGCGTTGCACGGTAAGACCAACGTCGATAGCTCTGGTGAGTACCTGTCCCCTGATGTTGACCGTCAGGTTGGATTGGGTATGCTTGGGCTTGCTAACCTTCTTCGTAGGTACGGTGTTACCTATAAGGAGTTTGGTGAAGCCCTTGAGATTGTCAACAGCGGTAAAGGTAACAACGACTACACCCCATCCCTTACCCTTGCTTTTGAACTGCAACGAGCTATTGCTCAGGCAGCACAGGTAGCACGTGTCGCTAACATGGACCGTGCTTTTGCTATTGCTCCTACTGCCTCTTGCAGCTACCGCTACAAAGACTTGGATGGGTACACTACCTGTCCTGAAATTGCACCTCCCATTGCCCGTCAGGTGGACCGTGATAGCGGTACGTTTGGCGTCCAGAGCTTCGACTACGGTCCTGTTGAGATCGCATCTGAGGTTGGCTGGGATGCATATAAGAAAGTTGCTGATGGCATCATGAAGATGCTTAATGCTACGGGACTTCTTCACGGTTATAGCTTCAATAGTTGGTCTGATGTGATCACCTATGATGAAGCGTTTATCGAAGAGTGGTTGGCTTCTGAGCAAACCTCCCTTTATTATTCGCTTCAGGTAATGGGTGACACTCAAGACAAGACCAGTGCATACGCTGCATTGGATGAGTCTGAGGTCGATGATTACCTGGAGTCCATTCTCTATGATAGAGATGATGATCCTGCTCCTGATTGTAATTGCGGCGAATGAACCCCTACGAAAAACTACTTGGACGTAAAAGAACCTGGACACCTGTCCAAACAACTGCTGGTACTCTTGTCGAAGGTGCGGAAGAAACTATCTACCGTGCTTTGGCAATCCGACATATGGAGCTTCCGGTAGGAGATTTTATTCATGATGCACTGAAGAATGAAGTACCGAAAATGGCAAGGGATCTCCTTCTGTCCAATATCAAGGACGAGGAGAATCACGACCTTGCACTTGGTTACATCGCCAATGCTATCGGCGTTGATGAAAAGGCTGAAGAAGAAGCCAAGCGTCTCCGTGACGCCTGGATTGCTCATCCAGATCACACAATTCTCAAAGCGTTGGTTGCCGAGCGTGCGCTTTTCTTTGTGCTCCTCCCGTTCTTCCGATTTAACGGTGATGCGGGACTTCGTACCGTAAGTGCTGACATTAGTCGTGATGAACAAGTGCACGTTGCCACAAATAGTTTGGTTGCTCGTGAGCTTAACCTCGATTGGTCTCCTAGTCTGGATAAGCTACGCAAAGCTACTATCAACTGGGTGCTTCAACCTCTTGGTAACTCACCCAATAAATATCTGAACAAAAAATTTTGGCTGGATGCAAGCGATCGTCTGATGTATGAAGGTAAAGCTCCTGAGCTTGCCGACACCAAACGTGCTCGTATGCCAGCGTTCTTTGAACATGCAAACCCTAACCTCCCTCAATACGCTTAACCTTCTGACTGTTGAACGGCTGTTGGCTGAGCTAGAGGATCTTTATCCACCATTTAATCCCACTCCTGACACCCCACTTAATCAGATTATGTATCGGTCTGGTCAAGTGAGTGTCGTTGAGTGGATCCGTACACGAATTACTACTGAGGATTAACATCATGTGTGTGGGAGGCGGCGCAGCTAGGCGCGCACATCACAGACAACAAGAACAGATGCGAGCTGAAACTGCTCAGCGTAACATTTACGAACAAGCCGAACGTGATCGTGCTGCTGAACTAGCACGTATTCAAGGGATGCAGGCTGAAGCTGACCGGCGTCAACAAGAAGCATTGAGAGCTATCGCTGAAAGTTCCAGACAACCCTTTAAAGTTAAGACTGCTGCTGACGCTACAACTCCCTTGATGCGTACTCGTCGGAAGCAAGACACTGCTAACCTTGCATCACTTCGTATCAACCGTACCCCTGGCACTAACATTGGCATGGGTGCAAGTGGAACTAACATTGGTTAATTAGATGGACGCTAAATCAAGGTACGATCATCTAAGTAGCTACCGTACTAACTTTCTCCAAACTGCGGTTGAATGCTCTGAACTTACAATCCCTTATCTCATCCAACGTGATGAGTATCGGATCACCCACAAAACCCTTAGACAACCTTGGCAATCAGTAGGCGCTAAGTCCGTAGTTACATTGGCAGCTAAGCTTATGCTTGCACTGCTTCCCCCACAGACTACGTTCTTCAAGCTGCAGATCCGTGATGACAAGCTGGGCACTGAGTTGCCTGCTGAAATCCGATCTGAACTAGACCTGAGCTTTGCCAAGATTGAACGTATGGTGATGGACTCTATCGCTGCTTCCAGTGATCGTGTCGTTGTTCACCAAGCCATCAAACATCTTGTCGTTGGTGGTAATGCGTTGATCTTCATGGGTAAAGATGGGCTGAAGCATTACCCATTGAGCCGCTACGTCGTGGACCGAGATGGTAACGGTAACGTAATTGAGATCGTCACCAAAGAATTGATCAACAAAAAGCTTCTGCCTAAGGAGCTACAAGAAAAGAACAACCAAGTCAACGATCGTAACTACGCTCATGAAGATGACGTAGAAGTTTATACTCACGTACGTGTTGACAACAACCGTTGGTTGTGGCATCAAGAAGCCTTTGGTAAGAAGATTGAAGGCACCGAAGGTAAGGCTCCTAAGGATGCTAACCCTTGGCTAGTCCTCCGCTTCAACACTGTTGACGGTGAGAACTATGGAAGAGGTAGAGTCGAAGAGTTCTTGGGTGATCTCAAGTCTCTTGATGCACTCTCTCAGTCCCTTGTAGAAGGCTCTGCAGCAGCCGCTAAGGTCGTCTTCGTGGTATCACCCTCAAGCACTACCAAACCGGCCACCATCGCCCAGGCAGGCAACGGTGCGATCGTTCAAGGTAGACCTGAAGATATTGGTGTTATCCAAGTTGGTAAGACTGCTGACTTCAGTACTGCTGCTAACCTTGCTGCTACACTTGAACGACGTATTGCTGAAGCGTTTCTTGTTCTTACTGTTCGTCAGTCGGAACGTACAACTGCTGAAGAAGTACGCCTCACTCAAATGGAACTGGAACAACAACTTGGTGGCTTGTTCTCCTTGTTGACTGTTGAGTTCCTTATCCCTTACCTTAATCGTAAGCTGCTTGTACTGCAACGTTCTGGTGAACTTCCAAGGATCCCTAAGGATCTTGTTAACCCCACTATCGTTGCTGGTATCAATGCACTTGGTCGTGGTCAAGACCGTGAATCTCTCACTGCCTTTATCATGACTATTGCTCAGACTCTTGGACCTGAGGCTATGCTACAGTATGTCAATGCAGACGAAGCAATCAAACGTCTTGCAGCTGCACAAGGTATCGACGTACTGAATCTTGTTAAGTCCGTTGACCAACGTCAACAAGAGAAGCAAGGTGCTATGGCACAACAGCAGCAGATGATGCAAATGCAACAACTGCCTGATATGCTGAAAGTACCTATGGCTGACCCATCCAAGAATCCCAATGCGGAAGAAGCTGTTGCTCAGTACTTAGGTACACAACAGCAACCACCCGCTCCACCAATGCAATAACTTTTTTATGTCAGAAACGTTTAGCTACGACTCTACTCCTCCGGCAGAAGTAATGTCGTCAATTGAATCCGACGAAGCTGAATCCCTTGCTATTGGCGAAGAGCTAATTGCTCAACACGAGGGTATGCTGGCTGGTAAATACAAGAATGCCCAGGATCTTGAGAAAGCTTATATGGAGCTTGAAAAGAAACTGGGTAGTAACTCTCGTGATGAATCTTCTGAAGAAGAAGAGTATGATGCTGAGGAACCAGTTGAAGAAGACAGTCGGGAATACAGTGAGCTCTCTGATCTATTCGCTGCTGCTGGTGATGAGTATGCAGAGAATGGTCAGCTGAGTCAAGAGACGCTTGATGCGTTTTCTCAAATGTCATCTCAAGAACTTGTCCAAGCTTACTTTGAGATGCAACAAAACAATCCGTCTGAATCTGGACGGGAGTTGTCAAACCAAGAAGTAAACCAACTTCAGAACTCGGTAGGCGGTCAAGCCGCTTACAACCAACTCACCAGTTGGGCAGCTGAGAACTTCAGCGAAGGTGAGATTGAAGCCTTTGATTCTCTTATTGAATCAGGCAATACTAACGCTATCCAGCTTGCACTGCAGGCTTTGTACTATCGCTATACTGATGCTATGGGAGTTGAAGGAAACATGCTGACTGGTAAGCCAGCACGATCACAAGATGTATTCCGTAGTCAATCTGAATTGGTACGTGCAATGGCTGATCCACGTTACGATAATGATCCTGCATATCGTCAGGATGTTATCGACAAACTTGCCTTATCTGATCTTGAGTTCTGATGAACGACACTAACATCTGGCCTACTGAACCACCTATTATTATGACTGATCATCCCTACGGTGTCCCCCACAATGAACGAGCTGAACAGCTCAATGGCCGCTTGGCTATGCTTGGCGTCATGGCTGCTTTGGGTGCTTATGCACTAACTGGACAAATTATTCCTGGTATCTGGTAATGCCTAAAGTCGGTAAAAAAGAATACAGCTACACTCCTGCTGGTATGGCAGCTGCTAAAAAAGAAGCTGCTAAAACTGGTAAGAAAATGCAAAACAAAAAACCCAAGAAGTAATGGCTAAAAGTGTTAGCCTTAAAATTGGAAAACACAAATCACGTACCGGCGGTCTAACGGCTGCTGGTCGTGCTAAATACAATCGTGAGACAGGCTCTAATCTCAAGGCTCCTCAACCTAAAGGTGGTCCTCGCAAGCGTTCATTCTGTGCACGTATGTCTGGTAACCCTGGTCCGATGAAAGATGAGAAAGGTAGACCTACTCGTAAAGCATTAGCTCTTCGTAAATGGAAATGTTAAATGGCTAAACCCGGACTGTATGCAAACATCCATGCCAAACGTAAGCGTATTGCTGAAGGCAGTGGTGAGAAGATGAGGAAGCCTGGCACTGCTGGTGCTCCTACCGCTAAACAATTTAAACAAGCAGCTAAGACTGCAAAGAAAAAATAGTCCAACAAGCCTTGCATCTAGCGAGCAGTTGTGAGGCTTAGAAGTAGTGGTCATATAAAAGTTCTTTGCTTTTTAATTATGATTCCTATCCTAACTACTCTGTCGGTGATCACCAGTTGGTACGGTCCTGGCTTCCACGGAAACCTCACCGCTAACGGTGAACGATACAATCAAAACGGCCTTACTGCAGCGCACAAGACACTCCCGTTTGGAACTAAACTCAAGGTTTGTTTCAAAAGGTGTGCCGTTGTTCGGGTCAATGATCGCGGTCCTTACCTTCATGGTAGAGGCTTAGATCTCAGTAAAGGTGCGGCTGATGCAATCGGTCTCACTAGCTCTGGAGTTGGACAGGTAAAAGTAACCCGTCTTAATTAACTTCACACATGACTGCCACAATTGCAGCTTCTCCCAAAACTAATTGGGATACTTTCTGTGACTGGGTAACCAGCACTAACAACCGTCTTTATGTCGGCTGGTTCGGGACACTGATGATTCCGTGTCTACTCGCAGCAGCCATTTGCTTCATTGTCGCATTCGTGGCTGCACCCCCTGTAGATATTGATGGAATCAGAGAACCAGTTTCAGGCTCCCTTATGTATGGAAACAACATCATATCGGGAGCCGTCGTTCCGAGCAGCAATGCCATCGGACTACACTTCTACCCAATTTGGGAAGCTAATTCACTTGATGAATGGCTCTACAACGGGGGGCCATTTCAGCTCACCGTCTTCCACTTCCTCATTGGCATCTATGCTTACATGGGACGAGAGTGGGAACTTAGCTATCGACTAGGGATGCGCCCTTGGATCTTTGTTGCATACTCAGCTCCAGTTGCAGCCGCTACCGCTGTATTCCTTATCTATCCGTTCGGTCAAGGTAGCTTCTCGGATGCTATGCCTCTCGGTATTTCTGGTACGTTCAACTATATGTTGGTCTTCCAAGCCGAGCATAACATTCTCATGCACCCCTTCCACATGCTCGGCGTTGCTGGCGTGTTCGGTGGGTCACTCTTTAGTGCAATGCACGGTTCACTTGTCACGTCCTCGCTTATTCGTGAGACGACTGAGGAGATCTCTCAGAACTACGGTTACAAGTTTGGGCAAGAAGAAGAAACTTACAACATCGTAGCAGCACATGGCTATTTCGGACGGCTCATCTTCCAGTACGCGAGTTTTAACAACAGCAGAAGTCTACACTTTTTTCTGGCTGCTTGGCCTGTTGTTGGTATCTGGTTCGCTGCTCTTGGCGTCAGCACGATGGCTTTTAATCTTAACGGCTTTAATTTTAACCAGTCCCTTATTGATAACCAGGGACATGTTGTGGATACTTGGGCAGACATTCTTAACAAAGCCAACCTCGGCTTTGAAGTCATGCACGAACGAAACGCACACAACTTCCCTTTGGACCTTGCTGCTATGGAGACAACTCCAGTCGCCTTGGTGGCACCTTCCATCGGATAATTAAATAAGGTTGGGGACACCTCAGAGTCGGATCCCCTTCCTATTGGCGTTGGCCCTTACGAGGACACCCTTCGCCGTCTAGACGGTCTGGAGAGACAGACAAAATACTCAAAAAAAAATTCCAAACGTTTGGGAGCAAGTCTTTTAATTTTCTTACTCCTTAAAAATGGCACAACAATCTAGTGTTAACCCGGCGGTTCTTACACGCCCTGGTCAATCTAATGGTGCGGGTGATGCCCGTGCTCTGTACCTGAAACTGTTTTCGGGTGAAATGTTCAAAGGCTTCCAGCGCGAGTCGATTGCTCGTGACTTGGTGATGAAGCGCACCCTCAAGGGTGGCAGGAGCCTGCAGTTCATCTACACTGGCCGTACCACCGCTGAGTACCACACCCCTGGTAACAGCATCCTTGGTAACACCGACGGTGCACCTCCGGTGGCTGAGAAGACCATCACCTGTGATGACCTTCTGATCTCCAGTGCATTCGTGTACGAACTGGATGAGGTGCTTTCGCACTACGACCTGCGTAGCGAAATCAGCCGCAAGATTGGTTATGCTCTCGCTGAGAAGTATGACCGCTATATCTTCCGTGCTATTGCTCGCGGTGCTCGCTCTGCATCTCCTATCACCAAGGCCAGCTTCGTTGAGCCTGGTGGTACTCAGATTCGTGTGGGTTCTTCCGCTAACGATTCTGACGCTTTTGATTCCGCTGCTCTGGTGGCTGCATTCTATGATGCTGCTGCTGCCATGGATGAAAAGGGTGTGTCCTCTGATGGTCGTGTTGGTGTTCTGAACCCCCGCCAGTACTACGCTCTGATCCAAGCTGTTGGTTCCAACGGTCTGGTGAACCGCGACGTGGCGGGTACCGCTCTGCAGAACGGTCAAGGTATCATCGAAATCGCTGGTATCAAGATCTACAAGTCCATGAACATTCCGTTCCTGGGTAACTACGGTACTGCTTATGGCGGCACCACTGGTGAAACTTCTCCTGGTAACCTGGGTAGCTTTGTTAATCCTGCTCTGGAGAACGCTAGCCCCGCTACCACTGGTATTCAGAATGACTACGGTACTGCTGCTGAAGTTGGTACCAAGTCCTGCGGTCTGATCTTCCAGAAGGAAGCCGCTGGTGTGGTGGAAGCTATCGGTCCCCAGGTCCAAGTGACCAGCGGTGACGTGTCGGTGATCTACCAGGGTGATGTGATCCTTGGCCGTCTGGCCATGGGCGCTGACTACCTGAACCCCGCTGCTGCTGTTGAGCTGTACGTGGGCGGTACTGCACCTTCTGCTTTCTGATCTTAATTAACGATCAATCTTGGGGGATCCTTCGGGGTCCCCTTTTTTTATTCTTTTGTGACAAGAGATGCCCTTTCCTACTTATGCTGTGTCCACCGAACTGGATGCTGTAAATCAAATACTTAGCTCAGTGGGACAGGCTCCTGTCACCACATTGGATCTACAGAACCCTGAAGTATCCATTGTCCTTAATACCTTGCGTGAGATCAACAAGCAAGTACAATCAGAAGGATGGATCTTTAACACTGAACGGGATTACGAAATGATCCCTGATTCAACAACTAACGAAATCCAGTATCCGTACAACGTTCTACAGATGGATGCAAATGTAGAACACCATAAAAACGATTACGATTTGGTACGTCGTAATGGTAAGTTGTACGATCGACTTCACCACACCTATGAGTTTACCGAGAACGTTCACGTTGATCTGACTTGGTACTTTGACTTTACTGAGGTATCTCCTCCGGTACAAGCTTACATCGTTGCACGTGCTGCACGGATGTGTGCTACCAAATTGATTGGTGACCAAGAGATCAATAAACTCCTTGCTGAACAAGAGATTTACACTAAAGCTGCTGCTCTGGAATATGAGTGCAACCAAGGTGATTACTCCATGTTTGGGTTCAAGGATGGTCAGAACTATTACACAAGCTATCAACCTTACCAAGCTTTGATGCGATGAGTACAATTTCCCAGAGAATCCCAAACCTGTTTCTTGGTATCTCTCAACAGCCTGATAGCAGGAAGTTTCCTGGACAAGTCCGAGATGCTGTGAACACCTTACCTGACTTTGCGTTGGGTATGTTGAAGCGTCCTGGTGGTGAATACATTGAGTCGTTGACAAACGCTAGCACCACTGGTCGTTGGTTTTCGATTCTTAGGGATCAAGATGAGAAGTACGTTGCTCAATACGCAAACAATGTATTTCGTATTTGGAGTTTGACTGATGGTTCTCCTCGTGCAGTAAACATGGGGAGTAACACTGGTGTTCCTGGTACCTGTGTGATTGCTGATGTAAAGACTACATTGGCTAACTACAACACTGCAGTTACTACTAGAAAGACCAGGTTGACTGAACTCAACAACGCTCAAGCTGATTACGCTGAAGCCCTTGATGGTCAGAATACAACAACGGAAGAACTGTTTGCTGTTAACTATAACTATCCCTACGGTCAGGTTGATCAATATCTGACCTCTGGTATTCTTCAAAATGCTGCTGGTGTCTACACAGTTAAGAACGCTAACGCAGTGGTGTCTACAAGCGTCTCCTTGCCCGCTGGATACAGCCTTGGCACCGAACGTACCGGAGAGAACCCAAAGCTTGCTGCAGAGGGTTACAGGGTCTTTACAGCGATTCGTACTGTTGCTGCTACACACACTGCTGGTCAACTTGCTGCAGCACTAGCTGCTATGAATACAGCACAGACCAACTACAACAATGCTGTAACAGATGAAGCTACCAAGCTTGGACTGTACAACACTGAAGTATCCGATTGTGCTATCACCACTGTACCTGCCAACGCTTACCTCAAGAACGCTAATCCTGAGGATATTGAAGTATTGACTCTTAATGACTACACTTTTATCTTGAACAAAGGTAAAACTGTAGCCATGGATGCAACTACTACCGCTGCTCTTCCTCACCAAGCTTTTGTTGTTCTGTCTATTGTAGGCACGGGTCATTACCAAATTAAACTTGATGGTACTCTTCGTGGTACGTACAATGCTGGTTCTGGTGGCGATGTAGATGCTATCCTTAATGACCTTGTTGGGGATATTCACAACCAAACCTTTAGTGGTAAGACTTACACTGCTGTTCGTGTTGGTGCTGGTATCTACATTAGTTGTACAGCTGCTTTTACTATTGAAGCAGTTGGCGGTCCTTCTCAGGATGCCATGTATGCCTTCCAAGATACCGTAGCTACGATCTCTGTTTTACCTAACCAAGCTAAAAACGGTTACGTTGTAAAGGTTGTCAACTCTGCTGACATAGAAGTTGATGACATGTGGCTAAAGTTTGTAGCTTCCTCAGGTGCAACCTACGGTGTTGGTACTTGGGAAGAAACCGTTGGTCCTGGTATCACATATAAGTTTGATCCGTTGACCATGCCACATCAGTTGGTACGTCAAGCAGATGGATCATTTACTTACGGACCAATCACTTGGGATGAACGGATCATTGGTGATCTTACTACTAATCCTAATCCAAGTTTTGTTGGATCTACAATCAAGCATATGTTCCTTTATCGGAATAGGTTTGGTTTCTTGTCTAATGAAACTGTAATAATGAGTAGAGCAGGTGACCTGTTCAACTTCTTTAACACTACAGCCCTTACAGCTACTGATGATGATCCGATTGATATTTCGGCATCAACTGCTAAACCTGTTACCTTGCATTACGTACGACCTACTGCTGTTGGTTTGATTCTGTTTGGTGATACTGAGCAATTCTTGCTTAGTACTGACTCTGATATTCTGAGTCCTAAAACAGCTAAGATCAACACCATGTCATCGTATGAATGTGATCCTGACATTGAAGCTGTTTCTACTGGTATCTCTACTAACTTCATTGCTAAGACTTCTCTTTACACTAAACTCTTCAGTCTTAATGAAATACGTAATGATTCCCCGCCTTCAGCGGAAGAACTTACGTTTAACATTCCTGAATTGATCCCCAGTACAATTGATCATCTTGTCTCTTCTGCTGCTGCTTCTATTATCTCCTTGGGTACAATTGGTAGTAACACTGTCTATCAATATAGGTTCCTTCAGCTAAGCGATAAGCGAGTTGCATCTTGGTACAAATGGACTCTTACTGGTACTTTGTTAGAGCAGTTCTTCGATCAAAGTACTTACTATACTCTTGTAGCTAATGGTACTAATGTAGAGATTCAAGCTTTTAATCTTCGTAGATCAAGTGACGAAGGATTCTTGACGTTACCTACTGGTGAAAGAACTGACGTATTCCTTGATTACTGGACGATTAACCCTTATCGTACTTACAACTCAGGTACCGATACCACCAGGGTGTTCCTACCGTACGACACTGTAACTGGTAGGACCCTTGTTGTTGTTGCCTTGGGTGATTACATTGGTAGTACTACTTCAACTTCTAGTCAATCCGTTGGGGCTATCTTGTCTCCAACAGTAGCGGGTTCCACTGGGGCTTACTACGCTGACATTGATGGAGACTATCGTGGTAGGGATCTAATTATTGGATATCAATATGAGATGCTCCTAGAGCTACCTACGTTCTACATTACTAAGAATGAAGGTAATTATGTTAGTAGTGATCAAACTGCTGATCTTGTGCTTCACCGTATCAATGTAGCCACAGGTTTGAGCGGACCAGTAACTTATGAAGTTGATTTGACAGGTATCCCTACTTGGGAGAATGTTGTGTCTACTACTTTACCTAACACTTACGTACTTAATAACGTTAACCTTTCTGCTGGTTCCGTCCACGTTGTACCTATTTATCAACGTAACAAGAACACATCTATTAGGATTGTAGGGGATACTCCATTCCCAGTCAGTCTTTTGGATATAACGTGGGAAGGTAAATACAGCAGCCGGTTCTACAGAGGAGGTTAACCTTGACTAATTCCACCCCAGGGTTCAGCGTCAGACCTGCAACCTTAGAAGATGTACCTGTGATAGCAAAAGACTTGTTAAAGGAAGGAATCGAAGACTTTAATAGGGCTGGTATGAATCCAGTCCTTTGTATGTCTTACGATACTTTAGAAAGTAAAACCTTTCTTTTAATTAGTCCTGATAACAAACCTGCTGCTTTATTTGGTGTTTATGACGATGGGTGTATATGGATGAACATGACTTATGAAGTCCGTAAACACCCTAAGTCTTT